AATCATTCCCTCATCTGTGCGTGATAGTTTGCATTTTCTAGCACATACTCAGACAATATCGCTCTTTTTTACCTAGATGGCAGCAACCTAATTATGACCGTACGCCTTATTCTTGCTAAAGGACGTGAAAAATAAATAATTATTCTATATATCAATTAGATATTGAAATAAGCGTTCAATAAACATGCGACTTTATACGACAAAACACAACATTTCAGTCATTATACATCAATAACTTACCTGTCCGTTTTGACCTCAAAAATCACCGCGATCCCCCCCCGTATTCCCGCGTTATCACCAAAACATCAAACCCAATATGAATGAATAGGCCGGGCAGTTAAGCCCGGTTTTTTATTTCTCAATCCATGCAGAGAACACTAGCGGATCCCCGTACGCGTAGCGTCGATACTCTGATGTTGAGTTATATGGCATGTACACCTGGCGGCATCCGCCAGCATCCACGCCGGTACGATAGACTTTAAAAGCCCCCGCCACGTTAACCGGATAATGTAAACTCAGTAGAGCGTTGCTCGATATGTTTTGAAAGTACTCCCCCGGCCCCGTCATGCTGTTTAAATCCAACTCTGCAACTATCGCTACATCAGCAATATGAACAGCTCCTACATCGCCCGCTGTTAGCGAATCCTTGGTTGCCAGCTCGCCCAGTTCAAGATTTTCTCGGGCCTCGGATATGCTCGACACGTCAGATAAGTTATTTTCAATTTTAAGAAACACATCCGGCGTTTCTTTATCTACAGCAACAATCGTTATTGACTTTGTGATACCAGAATTTGCGCCCGCCAATGATAACGTTGTCGAGCCTGCGTTACTGATTGATAGCGTTCCGAGGGCTGATAATGTCGCACTCGTTGAGTCTGATGATGATGTGAGTATCGCCTCGGTGTAATTTGACGGTGTATACGTAACAGGTACGGTGTAAGTATTCCCGGCAACTAAGTCTGCAGGAGCATCACCAATTTCAATTCCGGTCAGAAAAATGTGTTGCGTTATTATTGCTGTGGACGCCAGTCCCGTGGAAACGCTAGCTATAACGCTTTGTGTGCCGCTAGCGCCAACATTTGCGGAATACCTGCCGTTGCTGTCAATAGTTCCCAGCGCCGGGTCGGATACTTGCCACGTGACAGGGTATTCAGCTGCGGCACTTGATGGCAGGACCATCGCGATCAGTTGCTGGCTAGTCCCTGCATTGATTACGCTGTTAAGCGGCGAAATGATGATAGTTGATGGCTGATCAGGCTCTTCAGTACTCACGCCCTGAATGTAGAAAACTGTGAATGTTGTATTACTGTTGCGATTGCTTGTGTATTGAAAATTAATTGGGTCTCCTGCCAGTACTTGCATATCAATTAATTTACTAAAAGGTAGAAATTCCCGCCTGTGGTGTCCGTGGCCACTGCCGCCCGTGACAAAACCATAAAATGACGTCGTATCAACAAGCTCTCCATTCGCATAGATAGTACTATCCCAGCGATCCCGGCTTTCTACGCCGTCAGTAACGTAGCGACCAATGAGCAATATTTGCACACAGTCAGTCGGAACAGTTAAAGTGACAACTCCAGACGACTCTAAATAGACTTGTGCAACTTGCAGATTACCGACACGGCTTAATGAACTGCTAATATCAGTAATACTATTTTCAATGATATCCGTTTTTAATTTTAATCGTCGCGGCGTGATCGCACTAATCGCACTCACCCCCGCGAGGGTTTCCCCTTCCGTTGCTTCGCGCTGAATATATACCTGCCATGTGCTTTCATCAGTGCCGGGGACGCTGGTATTATTTGAAACAAGTGACAAATAGAGAGCATTGTTGTGCATGACAACAACGCCGGTACCGTACGCGAACGCCGCCCCGTTATTATCTGCGGCTGTAATAAACTCAGGAAAACCCGTAGTTTGATACTGCCGAATATTTCGTGTTATCGCATTTAATACGTAATTCATTTCTTTGCGGCCAACCGGCTTGGCGCGGGTGTCTGTCCTCAAGTCACGCTCGTAGTCCCCGCCCCAGCCCTCATTAAAACTAACAAACCCCTCGTTATCTGTTTCGTCTGGAATTGTTTGCGTGTCACCGTTTGACGCGAACGGCACTTTAAAAAATCTGTTATCCAATTTTTATTTCCTTTTCCGGAGTTTCATTGCCGTACACTGAAATTATTTGATTATATAAATACTTTGATGCAAAAAGTTTCCCCCTCTTTTTTGATATGTCATTTTCGCTAAAAACAATCACACCATTCATATTTAATATTTTGAGATAATTTATAAAATTCTCATCAGTCTGTTGGTAATCTATCCTTTCTTTTATCACTGCCAGCGATACCATTTATTACCTCCAAGCTGCGGGTATTTGATTGTAATCTGACAAACTAGACGCATTCGTAAATGCCTTTGTCTTGATTGTTACATTCGGCACTTTATCTATAAACGTAAGCGCACTGCCGCGCAATAACCGGCAATTGTTAAACGCCCACCACAAATCTTTAATTGCGTTATATTCAGCAAGCGGGAAGATATCATTGATGTCAGAAGTCATAAGCAAGCAATCTACAAATACGTTTTCAAAAATTGTCGCATTCGGTGCATTATCGAATAACCCAGTTGGCGCACTTAATATTTTTGAGCAATTTCCGAACGTGATTTTAAATGATGTAACGAACGTATTGTTATCAAACAAACCTGCCGGAATTTCTTTAAGAGACGTACAGAATCTAAATGCAAACTGAAATGTTGTCACTAATGGGTTGTAGTCAAACAATCCTGTGGGTATATATTGCAAACTCCCACAAGATAAGAATACATAACTAAAGTTAACAACGCGCGTACAATATTTAAATAAATTATCAGGTATCAATTGCAGCGATAAGCAGTCATTAAACGCAAAACTAAACGTAGTGACATTTGGCAAATAATCGAATGCCCCAGCCTGTATTACTTGTAACTCAGTGCAAGCTGTAAATGAGTTAGCCATACTCTGCCTGCTGCCTGACACGCTAATGACTTCTATTACTTTATTTTCAAACGCCAACGATGAATGATAAAACACACAGCTATTACTACGCTTTATCGTTATTCTATACGTAACCCCCGTAGTCAACGCGCGAGTTGCATAAACCAACCCTTGGCTATCAACACGATAATCATCACTGTCTACGCCATCGCCGTAATCAATCGTGATTACCTCACCAATGTCGTTTAATTTAAATAACGGCGCTTCAGTGTTGTAAATCTTAAGCATCACATCAGCACCGCTAATTAAGTACGTGAACGTGTAGCTTCTTGATTCAACATTATCTACTGTGCAAGTTGGCGTAAATATCTGTGTCTTTGCAATGACAGAGTAAGCCCCTGATCGACTTACAAGGTCCGTAAATAACCCGTCAGCAGTCGTGACTTCACGTGTAAATGTCTCACCCGTTGATTTTGTGTAGTACAGCGTGACGTCAATACCCGATAAATCTATCGTACTGTCAGATGATGCTATTTGCCCGTGCAGTACGCCGCTATCATTGTCAAAAAATAAGTTAATGCGCCATCCGTAATTAATCAGTTCGCCGCCATCCCAAAACCCGGCATGTTCAAAGTTTTGATAGTATTGACCGAAGCCAAAGGGAATATAGCGAATAACACGAAACTTTAGGCCCACGGTTGCAGGACGCGGTAATAAGTCATATTTGGTCAGTATCAACGCTACAGCGCTGGCTGGCTGTTCAGTGAATACATACATGATTGACGACATGTCATTAGGATCGAGCGCGTAAGCCTTGCCGTTCTCAGTCGCGAACATATCCATCATGATCCCGTTAACTTCGGGAATGGTGCAACGCGTAATTAATTGATAATAACGCAGTCTGCATACCAGGCGTTTTTGTTCAGTCGTTAAAACCACGCTGGGGCATTCAGGAATAAATAAATTAACGCCAAGAATTAAGGCCCACACACTTAAGCCAAAATCATTCGCTGTACGTAAATCAAAAACATCAGTGAACCAGTTATTCCAAAATTCGGTATGCGCTTGGTTGTACCATTCTTCCTTTTTCTGCATTAACGTTTGTATTTCTTCGCTACCGTCATATTGCCAAATGATGTTACGTAATAAATCCATACTGCTATTTATTTCAGGTATTTGTTTTGACATATATTGCGTCCATAAAAAAACCCACCAAAAAAGGTGGGCCAGTAATTGCATTTATTTTATTAAGTAATGTTATCTAATATTGCGTCTGCTAATGCCGCGTTAGATTCATCCATTAAAAGAAGATACGATTTAGAATCCATGTGGAATTTAATTCCGTCCAAATAACTTTCGTAGTTAGTTAGCTTAGTAAGTGGCGTCTCAAAACTTTTGTTGTTACCTGCAAAAATAACCCTTCTGTTTGTTATAACAAGCTCACCTTCGGAAGTTATTATATCTTCTTTCATTGCTCTGGAGCGTCCGCCCCCGCTACCAATTGAAACGCCTTTTGCAACCCTAACGCGGACGCTCGAACCACCTGATGAATATCCTACTGTTTTATTCTCTCTGAGTTTCGCAAACTCTGCAAAGTAAGCGATTTCATCATTACGCAATATGGCTTTTCTTGGATTAGCTGTAGGTAATTCACCGTCATGAACTTTATTAACTTGCTCTTTTGTTATGATATCTTGCCTAGCTCTTTTTTCTTGCGCTTCCTTATCTCTTCGACGACTTCTTCTTAAAATAACAAATAGACCGACTGCTATACCCCCGAATATCATGCCTCTGCCATAAGATTCTATTGCGAAGGTAGAAAACGAGAATATAAGCATGAATACAAAAAGAATCCATAACAATACAGTTGTTAACTTTCCTTTTTTATTTGAATCAACATCTTTATTTTTATTTGTTTTTATTTTTCTAAAAACATAAATCACCAAAGCAATTAAGGCTATCAAAACCACCAGTGAAGAGTAGGGCGATCCTGACGTTGGTGAGGATTGTGCTGCTGCGACGACGCCGCTATTAATTAAGATTAATGTATATAGAAATGTTAAATTAATTCTCATTCTAATGCCTCCATGATTAGTGTGGGAATTTTAACATTGCTTTGCGTGTAAATCATAAATTAATCACAACTGATATGTTTTCTTCTGACAGTGTGGCGACTTCATTTTTCATTATTGTAATTTCGTTGCTGGCCAGCGCTTCGCCACCGCGTGAAATCAAAACTTGCTGCACAAAAAAACCGGGGTGAACAAGACTGATAGCACCGGCGAGCTCGAACGGGCTGACATCAACGCCAGTAACAAAACCCCGCTCACCGTCCAGCTCACCCATTGCGTATGCAATCAAGGCGTTGGGAATAACGACATTCGGGTCTATCGTTCCCTGCGCACTGCGCATGATCACTTTTACTGTGATGGAGATTTCTGCCGGGCGGTCAAACAGGACTATGTACGGGATATCGGCGTTGGGTTCTATCACTGTTACCGATATTGCGCCGTTCCACGCAGCCCCATCGGTTTTATTCTGTAAAAGGCTACGCGCTATATCTTGATCAACGCCGCCATGCACGCAAGCCCACACGCTGTGTGGTTTCATATAAATGCCATCAATTGTCATAAACTCATGACTGATATTTTCAAGAAACGATAACGAATGAACACCGGCAAGGCCGTACAGCCCGCTGATTTGGGCCTCTACCGTCGATATACCCTGATTTGCAAGCCTCAATTTACGTTCTGAGCGTAACGCAACATCGCTTTGCTCCCCGCTACCGACTACAGCCGCATAATCATTGAAGACGGTTTCCCAGCCCAGCACGGCATCAATAACTGTCAGTAATGCCCCCGAGGCGCAACTTACCCCTCCCGCCTCATCTGCAATAAAATCTACCGTAGCCATGCCGGCACTGTTTAAAAGTACGCTGTTAGCACTAACAAAAATATCACCGGTGCTGGATCTGGCCCTTGACCCCGCACGAATCTCGGTTAATGGAATGCCGCGCAATGTGACACTCGGTATGACCGATTTTTCAGGGCTGTTACGCGTGATCCCCAGTAGCGCACAGACGCCATCTAAAAATATACCGGTAGCAAAATTAGGGTTTATTTGATTCGCTAACGTTGCATTATTGATGACAACCGCTCGACGGGCGCTGACCTCGGCGCTGATCAAGCGGCCTTGTGGAGAGTCCGGGTTAGTTGACATCTGTTGGCCCAATGCCGCTTTAAATTCTTCTTCTACTGCTGTTTTTATATCGGCGGTGTCCGGTATGACAATTCCTGTGTCTTCAATGTAATTATAAATCTCGCTCATTATTTATGGCCCCTGTTCCCCACTCTGTTTTTATTGTCGCGCTATAGTAAAAATCATTGCCTGCGCGAGCGATTGAAAAAGACGTGATTTGCTTTACGCCAGTAATAGCCTTGATTGCAGTACGCGCGGCGGCTTCAAATTGTGCAGGCCGGTATTGGTCCCACAACGTTTCGCGATATGGGATACCCTCATCCATCGCGTATATCATTTCATTTCGTTGGGCCAGCATCGCTGTTTTGCAGTTCTGCAAACATGCGGACAGATTAGTAACAACCGCTAAATTTCCCGCTGCATCTAAATACAATCGATGTTTATCGTTTAATGCCAGGCTTAATATATTCATTGGGGGCCTCCAGTATTATCATTGCCGCCTTGTACGCCACTGTGCTTATGATTACCGCCAACGTTAACGCCATTGTGCTTAGCGCCTGCGGCACTGACAACAAAGGAATTACCGCCTGCTGTCAGGGTTATGCGGTCTTCTGTTAATGTAAATTCCGCACTGCCGACCTTTAAACTGATTTCCGCCTCTTTTACGCCGATCCACGTCTGACCAGATTTATGCTGAATAACTAGCGAATCGTCGTGACCAGCGGGCAACTCATAGTCTGCAAAGACATCAGGAATAAAACGCCCGTCAGAAAATTCATGCATGCGTAACGTATTTGGCTTTGATTGCTGGGTGGTTTGCAGGTAAAGAGAAATATCTCTATCGCTGGCTTCTATCCAGCCCCGATCCCCCGCCTTCAGCGGAAACGAGATATTGAACTCACCCCCGCCGAGCGCCAATACCGGCATACTGGCAACCGTCCCGCGCTCTACCGCCTCACCCGCTGTCGTCACTCGACTGATAAGCGGTTGAACCGTGGCACGGTTCGTCACGCGGTCGTAGCTGATCACCTGCGCGGGCAACTGGCCATCTATTCCCTGTAGCATTTTCTTGAAGACGTATTCCAATGTACCGGATAGAGAACCGGTTAACGCCGGGTCAATATCGGTTAAAGTAGTGTCTGCCATAGTCCCAACCTCCGACATTCAGCGGTGTGATAAAAAGGCGTGTCTCGGTTACTGATGTCATAACTGAGTTTGTAAATAACAAAGGCGCCATTAGCTGCCGGATTTAAATCACTTTCTATGGTCAGGCTGGCCCCCGGACGGCTCGACGGATAAAGCAGGTATTTCACTTTAACGCCCTCTTCCGTGACCTCAGGGACGCCAATCATGCCTGTATTTTTATTGAGCGTGACGGCCTCATTAAGTAGCGGCGCATCTCTGTTTTTTATAATCAAGCGATCATCATCGATGTAAGCGTTATAGCTGCCTGCGCTACCCAGCTTATCAACCTGTTTTAGCTTAGCCCCGGTGAAATTGTAATTACTGATATTCTTGTCCGATGCCTGAAAATCGAGGGTTAAATCCATGCTCTGTGCAGTGTCGGCGGCTATTTTGCTGAGTGGCACAGTGGCGGCATAACTTGAGCTGAGCATGTCGGTCATAAAGAAAGCCCCAGTGCGCGCTTTCATTGTGAGCATGATGTCAGGTGGCTGGCTCGGGGTGCATCCGATAATGTCCCCTTCAAAAACCTTAAACGTACCGTAGCTTTTACGCCCTGCGAATAGAATAATTTTCTTGCGCCTGCGCGGGCGGTTGAGCGGTGATGTTTCTGTGATCAGAAAATTACGATCTGACTGTTTAAGGTTGGCGATTTTTATCGTGCATTCATTTTGCAACGAACCCGCTGTTTTTTGCCCGGATGCTGATATATAGAGATCGGTGTAAACGTGTAACTTGCCATCGATTTCTATTGATAACGAGATTATGCGCGGGTCTAGCTCCATGATTTACACCTCAGTAGCCGGAATATAATAAAAACGATGGTTATCTATAAATCTTTCGTAATGCGGATATTCATCATCGGGGGTATTAAAGTAAAAGTTTCCATAATTAAGCTGTAAATGCTTGGGCAAGAGTAAAGTATACGGCATTACTCTTATCCCTTTAACTAAATTTATGCCATTACGAAAAATGGATATACTTAACAAGTCATCATTTAACGTATTCAAGACTATTTCATAACGTGAGTTTTCAAGTCGAATAGTTAATGATTGGTTTGCTACTGATTCCAAAATAATTAACTGAGTCATGTTATTTTCCAAGTAAATCCCACACCACACCAATGGCAACAGAATTCTTCACCGGTTTTTGCTCCCCGCGATTTACAGTGCTGGTATCTTTCGAGTCTTTAACCTTTCTTGACGTTAACGCCTGGTATTGCGTGGTAACAATAACCGCTTCTTTCAAACTCAACGTAATGATAATAGCACCGGATTGATCGGGTGATTCCTCGTGCGGCATCTCAGATAAAATCATATTGGAATAAATTCCAACGCGAGTATTAACTTGAAAGCTGGAGTCACTATACAAAGCCTGTTTAATTACAGAGTACGTGTCTTTATAATGCGCTTCCGATATCCATAACGTAATTTCTATCTCAACTGGCAGAATTATTTTGTGGTCAGTTTTAGTCGAGCCGTCTTCAATGGGGTGTTCCATTAGTTTAGAGCCTTCAAAAACACTGGCTTTCATATTAATGGCGTTTTCAAACATCAGGTTAAAGTCACTGTCATAGATACCGTAAATTTCTGTTTCATTCATTATATTTCCAACCCGTCAGCGTACTGACTCATTGCATTGCCATATTCACTGCCGATGTCACGGGCGATCCCCTCCGCGTCCGTCGCCTGCGTGATCACTTCTATTTTATCGACGCGATTATTAATATTTTTATTCGCTGCTTTGCTGTTAGTAATGCTGCTGCTCGTCATTGTCGTTACGCTGCTTGCTGATGCCTGCGCCAGTTGCTCCTTGCCGCCGTAAGTTAAGTCCCCCGGAGTCTCCCAGCCCTGCAGTGATTGCCCTGCTGCCGCGTTTTTTGCGTTATTAACTTCTTCTTCGCCCGCGCCGAACCAGCCTTTTACTTTTTTCCACGCGTTACCTATAGCTTCAAACCCTTTCATTGCTAAGCCGACAACACTTGTAATTAATATCTTTATCCCCTTCCACGCCGCGCCGACTGAATCAGCGATTGCGCTAAAAATACTATCTCCAGCTCCCTCACCGAATAGCAGATCCAGTAATTCTCTAATTTCAGCGCCGAAGTTTTTTAAAAACTGAATAGGATTAGTTACCATTAAAATAAACGCATCTCCAACCGCAACAATTTGCGCCCAGAGATTTTTCAATTCAGCGACTAAGCCCAGCACCAATTCACCGATCCACGGCCATTTTTTTGATAGCTCACCGATAACTGAATCATTTCCCGCAAGAAAATTCATGACGTCGTCATAAGCCAAAGCGAACGCAGCGGCAACGGCAACAACGGCGGCAACGATTAATAAAATAGGCCACGTTGCGGCTATCGTTGCTGCTGCGGCTTTTAACATTGCGGGTAAATAGAAATCGACAATGATAGCTGCAATAGCAATAAAGAATCCTTTCACGAAATCTTTATTTTCAGATGTCCATTTTGATAATGCGTTCCATTTATCGAGCAAATATTGAAATGTTGGAATTAATCCCATTCCGATATTAGTTTTTAAATCAGTAAAACTCATTTTAAGTGTTCGCAAATCCTGATTGAATTTATCCGTCATCGCGACCTGCTCTTTTGTTATTACCCCCTGCTCTTTCTGCTTTTTAAGTAATTCCTCTACACTCACTTTACCTTTGCGCAGTAATTCTATCGTTCCCTCGTCCAGGCCAATCATTTTCCCGATACGCTGCGCTTTGAATGCGCTCATGCCCCCCAGTGCTTTGCTATAGCGCAATAATGCGGCCTCCGGATCACGGAACCGCTGGGCCATATTGCCGAGCGTGCGCGTGAAGGCTTCAGCATCGCCGCCGCTTTCTGTGATGGTCTTGCGCCACGCGTCCAACGTCGATACGTTGACGTTCATTTGCCGGGCCTGCTTGCCTAGCTCGCTTGTTGTTTCTGCTGTTCCCAATGCAAGGGCTTTGATGCCGCCCAGCGTTAAGGTGACGCCCAATAATCCAACGCCCGCCTTAGCCAGGCTTAAAAATGACGTACCGAGCTTTTCAGCCGCCGCATCGGCATTTGATACCGAGTTTTTTAATTTCTCGGCCTTTTTTTCTGCATCAGTCAGCCCACGATCAAGCCCGGAGGCGTCGGCTGCAAACGTGTAGTAAAACGCCTCGAGCAAGTTCATTATTTTTTCCTTTGCGAGTATTCCATGGCGAGGGATTCATTCATGCGCTGTACTGCGATGATTTCGAAGAGATCAAAAGCCTCTTCTAGTGTGTAGACGTCTCTGAGTTCTCGGAGGGTGGCGCGGTCGGCTCCCCGCTTGGGTATGAAATCGACATGGTAATTTCATCATTAACGCTGCGCTTACCCTTTGCTATTCTGTTCGCCTCAGCCAGTATCGCTAAGTTACGATCATCGTCGCTGTTGGGGGTGATGTTTAATGTGACTTGCAGCACTTGAGCCACGCTCCAAGACACCATATCGCCGTTTAGCCCCATACCTACATCCGCGAGTTGTTGAGACGGCGAATCAAGCGGGTCAGCATCATCTGCAAATTGCGTAACGTTAAAACCTGCGGGGAACGTTTTTGAAGCACGAATATTAACAATTGTGCCAAAACCTGAAATATCCATTCTATCTGTCCTTAAATCAGTGCGTGGGTGCCGACGATGCGACGAACGGCATCATCTTTGCTATAAATCAGCGTGTAGACACACTGCCATTCAATCCTGCCATCTTCTGTAGTCGTACTGCGCATGACGGCATCAATCCAGTAGCCAATATTCTGTACTTGCTGCCATGCGCCATCGTCGCCCGCCAGTTGAGTGATATACAGCTTTTGAATAATGTCGAAGGTTTTACCCACGCTGATCACGCCATTATTCAGCGCCGCGTTGATTGACTCTTGAAGGGCGGTGAGGATTTGCGCTTGCCCGGAAATATTCGCGGGGATACGGCCCAGTGATAGTTGAAGCGATAACAGCGCCGCCGCACACACATCTTTAAGCCATTGTTCGTTAGCGTGAACATTCATATCAACCGGGGCTGTTGCGCCGCCCATCAGTATTCCACGCTGATAAAAATCAATCTTTTGGCCTGCGGTCTGAGTGCGTCCGTAATAATTAATGCGTAATTTATCGTACGTATCGGATAGTAACGTTGTGGTGACTTTTGGAGTCACTCCAGGGATCTGGCGGTACATATAGTTAATGACACTGTTACGACCGTCATAATTTGTCGCTGCCATTACCCAGCACGTTCTTGCAGCTCACCATGACCAACTCGAAAAGGCCACTGACATTTACGGCATCCGCAAGGCCGAAATGGAAGAAGTGCCAATGTGAGGTATTTATGATCCACTCTCACGACAACATCAATGTCGGCTGCATAACTCTCGTTTATTCAGACAAGCACCACGGATGGATCACCCCTTACAACGAAGTCATTAAAAACCCATTTAAAGCGCAACGGACTGCTGAGCGGATTAACTCAAATCTGAAATTGTCACTCGCTGCCAACGGACTGGCAGCCTAATCCCCCACCTCATTACCGGCAGATTGACTGCTGAGGAATAGTTATGTCTGAAATATACGATTTAGAATCCGTTTATGACGAAAAAATCAGCCCGCTGATGAAGCAAATTATCGATATTTGCAATGAAAATCAGATGCCAATGATTTGCTCATTCGCTTTTGAAAACTGCGAAGAAAGAAACGTTGGCTACTGCACTACTATTTTGAATGGCTTCGATAACAGGTTTATCCCCGAATTCGGAAAAGCATTAAAAATCATCAGAAAAGAGCCAGAAGTCATGGGGTTCACAATTCGTACAGCGAGGGAGTAACAGTTGATGAATAACATCGAAGAGTTGAAGCGATTCATTTATTCCGCAACGGTCACTGGTGGTAGCGGATCGCAGAGCTTTTACATTGATGCAAAAAACAGAGAAGAGGCCGACAAACGAGCAGCTAATAATGAATCAGATGGCATGTACGCTGATGATTCCGAAGTTACTGACCTTGCCAAACTTGATTATGAAGACGAGACAACGGTTGATGATTTTGGTGACTTCCCGCTAATTAGCCGAGAGCAGTCACTGATAGACCAACTGGAAGCGGCACAGAAAGAGCTTTTTGACCTTCATAATCAGGAATTCGAGCAACGTTTAGCGAATGCAGAACATCAGCTTTATATGAAGGATTTAGCAATTCATAACATCAAAGCTAGTAGAATGGCTCAGTTCAGGAAGCGCCTGAAAGCAGAAGCAGCGTTATCAGCGGCAAACGAGAGGCACGGCTGGATTAAGTGCAGCGACCAGACGCCTAAAGATTCCGGTCGATATTGGTGTTATGTCGAAGAACAGAACTGCTTGGGGAAAAGCCATTATCAATGGAATTGCTCATGGAACGGCGATATGTGGAGTGAGCGGGAATTAACCGGACGCGTAACTCACTGGATGTCATTGCCTACCGCACCTTTGGTAGAGGGGAATGCAGATGCTGAGTAAAGAGCATTTAGAGAGTTTGACGAGGGTTTGGGTCGAAACTCACTTAGTCAATAAAATGGCTACGGAACTGCTATCACTGCGTGAGCAACTTGCAGAGCTGAAAGCGTTGGAGCCCATCGGTCAGATTGTGCTCAGTGATTATGATTCGGACGGTACAAGATCGGTGAAAATTGTATGTCTGCATGAGCAAGCGGATTGGGATAACTTCCAAGATGGCACGCTATTATTCACAGCAGCCAAGCCAGCGGAGGATTGATGCTAATCGGCTTTGTTCTTCTCGTCAGCTCATGCTTTAACGATAGTTGCGACGCCCTACCCGTTACCGAATATATCTACTCCACTCAATCCGAATGCTTAACAATTTCAACGCTGATTAAAGAGCGCAAGCCCAACGCTGTGCTTATGTGCAGCGAAGTGTATCGGTAACTCGTTTTAACCCCACCACTAAACGACAGAAACGGATTTCATTATCTGGAGACTCACTATGTGTGACGAAATCGATCAAGCCCAAAACCTTGAATTACTCAACATTGAAATCGGAATAGCTAATCGCAAGCCAACAATGACGTTTACCGGATTTTGCCATTTTGCAGAGTGTCGCCGGAAAATTCACGAGGGCATGTTCTGAGACCGACAGAGCAATCGCACGAATAATACAGAGGCAAGACCATGAGAAACAACACGACGCAAAAAAAAATAGCCGCCCTCCATAAGGCTCAACCCAACTCATTGAAAATCAGTCTCAAAGAATGGAATGAGCAACAGCCACGAAAACGATGCATGGAAACAGTGAGGCGCTGGGCGCGCGCTGGCATGCTTTACCCTGCACCGGAGTTTGACGGATATGAGTACCTGATAGATTCTGCGGCCGTAAAGCATGATCCCCGCAACTCCCAGAAAATAAACATAGTAAGCCTCATGGAGAGAGTTAATGGGCCGACCACGCAATCACGCCAATCGCGGGCTACCGCCAAACTTATACGTAAGAAATAACGGCTATTACTGCTACCGAGACCCAAGGACGGGTAAGGAGTACGGGGTTGGCATTGATAAACGCGAGGCTATCAATCAAGCCGTAGAAGCAAATATGCAATTAATATATCGATTTGCGATCAGTGATCGATAA